TTACCAGCAATAACTGGTGATACGAACGGGGCCATAACTACATCGTCATGGATTTTGTCAAAGTGAATGCTTTCATCTGGCGATGTAACAACACTGCCAAAGAACAAGCGCAGAAAAAACGGATCAAATTTGCCCATTGTAGAAACAATTGAAAGCATTGTGCTAGTTGCTAGAGGGGTAAACATTGTGCGCGCTCCTTATAAAACGGCTGATTGTTTTTGTAGGCTGATTGGTGTACCTAAAAAAGCAGTTAATTTTTTAGTGGCATCAAAGCTTGCATGCCAGTTCAATTGCTCAGGGTCGAACGTTCCCGACTTAATTACCTGCGCTTGAGTATCGCCGCCAGATGCATCAACAGCTTGTGCAGTTAGATAAACTGCTGTTTGGCTACCGTTAGTAGCTGAAGGGTTACACTCAACGAACTTACCAGTAGCGGTAACTTGACCAAGCGGGGTATTTGCTGGCAGGTTCTGACCAGACGCGATGGTTACGCTAGTAGTAGCGATTTCATCACTGCCAGAGACAGGATGATCATAGTTGTAAGATTCAGTAGTCATTTACTTTGCTCCGGTAGCTGTTTTGTAAGATTGAACGAACTGTTCTGCCTCTGAAGGTTCAGAGTCTTCTGCAACAGCCGTGATGTTTGGTTGCTCAGTGTTAGCCATTGCAGCATCAAGCGCATTACCCTGTTCAGCGGTTGCTGATTGTTGAGGGGCTTTAGCTAAAACACCCAACGCTTGCTCTACTGACATATCAGTATCAAATGCCAAGTGGTGCGCTAAGTCTTTTCGACCCTCTGCAGCTTCAGCCGTAATGATGGCTTTGCAACGTGCTTGATGGTCTACCGCATTTTCAGTAGTAGCGGTTGCTGGCGTAGCAGCTTGGGCTTCTTCACCGGCAGTTACCGACTCAGTTGCCACCGAAGTAGATTGTTCACTCATTGTGACGCTCCGTAGTGTTGAACTGTCCGGTGAGGACAGATGTTGTTTAAAATGTGAAATGATGTTGTGCGAGTTAACCAACTCGTCAGCTAGGCCAGCATCAACAGCTGCTTGCCCGGTATAGGTTTGCGCTTCTGTTTCAAGAACGGTTTCAATAGGTAAGCCAATGTTTGTTGCTACCTTGGCAGCGAACTGTTGGCGCAAGTCGTCGCACTGGGTTTTGAAATCTTCATAAACAGATTCGGGAAGGTTTTTATAAGGGTTACCATCAACCTTGTGAGAACCAGAATAAATTAGCGTGACCGCCAAGCCTGATTCAGCAAGCATTTCCTGATAGCTGGCATGTATCTGAACAACGCCAACCGAACCACTAATGGCGGTTTGGGTTGTTAATCGCTTGTCTGCAACGCTGGCAATACACATAGCGCCACTACAAGCCATATCGTCATAAATTGCCCAAACAGGTTTGTCACCCTTGTTTTGTGCAATGTGGTCTGTGGCGTCAAAGCACCCTGCAACGGTGCCACCTGGCGAATTAATGGCAAGCAATATGCCCTCTACATCAGGATCAGCGTTGGCGGCATCGAACATGCCAACAATAACGTTGTAGCCAGTAGCCCATGAACTTGAATAACTAAGCTTGTGAACAAGCGTTCCCATAACAGGAATAATGGCTATACCATCAATAAAGTGAAACGGCTTTGAGTCGTAGTTTCGGCCACTCATGCCATACCCTAGAGACGCGGTACTTATGCGAGGCTTCTCAGTAGCATCAACAGCTCCTTGATCATCAGTGATTGAGAAACCACCTTTTTGAAGTCGAGACAGAGAGCCAACGAGGTTTCTAGCTGACTTAGCGTTCATAGCCAAAAACTGATTGGCGAGTTGTTCTAACATAGGCACAAAAAAACCGCTTACGCGGCCTCTCCTTCTGATTCATTGCTGGCGAACTGGTTTACTTGAATCCAACTTGGCGGCGGTAAACCCGCGGCTTTTCGTTCTTCGGTTTCTCGAATTTGCTGGCTAAATATCTCTTGGTAATCCTCACCCATTGTTGCCAACTCTTTTTCGTAAGTAGAAAGACCAGACTCAATTCGTAGAACCGCTTCTTTAACTTCTTTCAACCCATCTATTGCTAGTCGACCTGAACCAATCCACTCAGCGTTACACCATGCTGCTTTTCGCTCGTAGAAGTTGTACTTAGCTTTGCGAGGCAAGGTGATAATGTTTCGGCTTACGGCTTCTTCTAGCCATAAAGCAAAAACGCGGGATGCAAAGCCAGAGGCGATCACTTTTCGGCGGCCCATGAAATAGCGCCAGCTTTCCATCATCGATGCGCGAGCGCTCGAGTAATTTACTTTTGAGTAGTCACGCGCTAATTGCTCATAACTTACGCCCATTCCTGCGGCGGTATATCGGAGTATTGAAGCTTCTAAGTCGGCAAATCCATTGTCTGCATGACCTGGTGTTTTTAAATTAAGTGATTCGCCAGGGAACAGGTGCGGAATTTTAGCGCCATTCATTTTAACGTTAGCGCCTTGGTGATACTGACCAGTCATCGCCATCATTGCTGACAGCCCTTTTATTGCGGGGTTTTCATTACCCTGTCCTGCACCAAGTATCATTTGGTTCGCTGTTTCTGAATCAAGGTCCGACTCAATTACAGCGGCATACATTGCGTTAATGATGGCGTTTTGAAGCTTTGTTAACTGCAGCTTATCAATCATGAAAAGCTGTTCCATAACTGAAAGGAACTGATTAGCCCCTCGCGTTTGCCCATCTTCACGCGGTTCAAACACATGAATAAACTGCTGTCGACCCCAGCGGGTTTCTCTAGGAACGCGGGTCCATTCGCCATAACCATAGCCGTTTAACGATGCACCCATGCCATAACGAGGGTTAAGGACATGGTAAGCAACGGCGCTGCTATGGCGGTCTTGCTCAACACCACCGCGTAAGAACTGGTTATCAGCAACACCATTGGGGTTTGAAACTCGCTTGGGTGAAACCATCTTGATAGCGGTTCTAAATAAAGAGCCGGGGCGGCGAATCCATTCAGCTGCAGCCATCGCTTCACCTAGATTAACGTGAGTTGCAACAACTTCACGAACCATCATGGTGAAGGTGCGCTTACGCTCTGCATCTAAGTAACAGCCCACGTTATCTTCAGCGTGTTCTTTAAAAGCAGCTTCTACATCTACGGCTAAGGCACGAGCGTCTGCTTCCTCAATGCCAAGTGTTCGCCATTGTGGCTTATAGCTTAAGCGAAATAGCGAACCCACCACGTTATCAACGTGCATTTGCACGGCACCATTTGCAAAACCGTGGTTTTTAACAAGATCATCGGCTCGCGCATTACCCATCTGAAGATTAGGCAATAAAGCGGCATCTGCTGATTGAAGCGTGGGGTTCCAGTCCGTTAACTGCCCACCAAAACCATGAGCGGCACCCTTGTATGATTCAGCCATTGGCTGACCTTTGTGATCTAATATCTGAACATTTTTCATTAGAATCGAAACCCAGCTGGCGCACGGCGTCTTCCAACACCATTAACTTTGGCTTCTAACTCACTGATGTATGCAGTAAGTTCATAAAGGTTAGCACTGGTGTATTCTACAGACAGACCATCTTTATTGATTTTTACAACTCTGGTTCCTGTCAATAACTTGTGTCTGGCTTGTTGTGCCTCTTCAAGTTGTCGCGCTTCATTAGCTGCCATTTAATAATTTTCCTAAGTCTGCCATGCTACTTGAATCGCTAGTTACATTAGCGGTTTCAGCAACGTTAACGGGAATTGCGGCCAGTGAATCAAGATCAAGCGCGAAGTATTGTTGCGCGACTCGCAAAGCGGCCAAATTGTAAACTTCACAATCTAGCTTTTCGTTTCGGGCACCGTCTGGACAATGCCACTTGTAACTTTTCTGCCCATTCACAAAGAAAGGCTTTTTGTATTCAACCAGCATCTGCTGGAAGAACGAAAGGTTGCACCATTCCTTCATTGGAAAATGTATACAACCTGGCTTACGCTTGCCCGGTTCGTCGGGAACGATACTTAAACGCTCAGAGATAATATCTTTTGCGTTATCGGTTCCCACCATAACCAAGTAAACACCGTGAGTGTTTTTCTTCTTGGGCTTGGTCGCTATTGGTTTCCCATATTGGCTTGCACCCTTACATGGGAATAACCGC